CAGAAAGGTAGGTAAATGCCGTAAAACGACACCGTTTTACCTTGTCGTAACGTAGACACAGTTCTAGTGCATGTGTACATGAATCTGTCATAACAACAAAAGGTGCGCCCGTAAGCTCACCTAATGCTCGTTCAAACTGGTATATTGGATCAAATGCTGACATTACTTAATATTCTTTAATAGTCCAGTTGCTGAAAAGAAATCATGATGTAAACTACGTGCTTGCTGTGGGACAAGTTTAGCATATTCATCATAGTCAGTCATAAACTCTACAATCTTATCGCATAGTGCTTGCTTATTATGTAGGAAGCTACTGTAGGATTCAGTCCACTCACTAGGATACTTCCAAATCTCAGCATACATTTCTTTGTATGATAGTCTGTCTGGAACCATAGGTATAGCATCTACTAGGGCACCTTCATACATACTAATACCTAGAGTTTCTTGTAGGTTAGCACTAAACACCAACTTAGCTTCACCTAGTAGAGTATGATAGGCTTCTTTAGTTAGATTCTGTTCTTGACATACAATCCATTCGTATTGTGGTAATGCAGCCGCTAGATCCTTAAAGATTTCAACTTGCTTTTCTGGTGCTATACGATGCGGGAATAAGATTAGGTCACGCTTCTCAGCCTTAAAAGGACTAATAGTCTTAGGCATATATTCCATAGGCCAACCTGTGCGCACAATCTTATCTGTCAAGGTACCTGCACGTAGTTCTGCCAAGTCCTCATCAAACCAAGGATTTTCGCTAGGGTAATCATTTAATAGATTAGTAAAGAACATCTCGATATGAAAGTCTGTAGCAAAGTAGTTATAGTCAACAGCATGAAAGAAACTCTTTTCTGCGTGACGTACCCACGGAGCATTACCAATTAAACGACCTAAGAAGTCCTGTGGGTCATAACTGCCAGCATGCCATAATGCGTGTATAGTCACAGGAATCTGTAACAGCTCGCTCATGTACTTTAAGTTAATGATGCCAGGATGCCAAGCATCAGTAAAGATGAAGTGATCACCTTTATGAATTTGACCTTCAGTGAATAGTCTAGCCATTTGCTCAACCTGTGCGGCTTTGTAAATGTTAGTACCACCAAAGTTAAGGAAAGCGCCAGGAGTAGTAGCACTGGGAATATCATGAGGACCGCTAATTACAAATACTTCGTGCCCATGATCTTCAAGCAACTTAGGTACATGAGTCTTCCATTGACCTGTATACCTTGTATCCACCGCTTCTAAATCAACGATGTAGACAGTCATGCTATCTACGTCCTTGATAACCCTGCGTTTGTCCTTGCTGTTGACGCCATTGTTCACGACGTTTGCGTTTTTCCTGCCATTCTTTGTACGCTGGGCTAACATATAAATCAGCCTCATCATACTTGATCATGTGGAAACGACAGTAGTTGCACCATGCATCTAAATCGTTGTAGATTTGTCTTACTTCGGGCTTCATAGTAAGATACTTTTTAAGCCAAACTGGATTTGCCACGGAAAATTCTCCTTAAATAGTGACGGCTGAGATAAATAATAACAATAGAGAGATAGAACTATGCCTAAACTTACTAATGTTAATGTTAATAATACGTGTTATTTGTGCGGATGTCAAGCCTTTTACATAAGTTATAATTCCAAAAAAATGAGATGTGTTGAGAAAATTACTCAATGCCCTGGTTTTATTAAAAAAGCACAAGCATCTAGAGATAGTAAAATTACTCCAGAACAACGACGTGCTCATATAAAACTGATGAGCGAGAGGGGAAATGCTGTTCTTAAAGAACGACATAACGATCGTAGTTGGCTTGCTACAAAGGGTAATAAAATTTCGAAAGCAATTGCTACTAGAGGCGGGCATTCCGGCGAAAATAATCCTATGTATAATAAGACTCATAGTAATGAGACTAAACAAAAACAATCAGCTAAGGCCATTAAACGAAATCCTTCTTGCTACATCGAAGCAACATATACAAAAATTAAAAATGGTATTGCTATTTCCAAGGAACTAAAAACTGAGTGGGAATTGTATAGAGAACAAGTCCTTAATCATACTTATAAGAGTTGGACACACTATCAAAATAAAATTAATCCTCAAAATTTAGAACGAGGTGCTAACTTTGAATTAGATCATAAATTTAGCATTACTGAAGGGTTTAAACAAAATATTTCTCCAGAAATTATAGGGCATTATGCTAATTTAGAATTACTACCTAAGTTTGATAATAGATCTAAACGTATAAGTTGTTCAATAACTTTAGAAGAACTAATTAAAGCTGTGGAACAAATTCAATAATACCATCTGATTCCCCATCCTCGGATACTACTACAGTATAAGATCTATTACCATACAATGGTATTAAATGATTTTCTAAAATGTTAACAGCAATCATCTCACACGATTTGTGATTTTGATTGCCTGCTTTAATAAATTCTTGTAAAGCCCATTTAACTAAGAAAAATTCTAATTCACGGTCGAGGTGCGTAACTGATATTTTCACCTCAACTTTGAATATATGTCGATGTTCATTCTCAAGAAATTTGATACGCGAATCAATAGTACCTGCGTTAGGGTAGTAATGAAACCCTTCAAATTCAGTTCTAACTTTAATATAAGTTGTACGTATTCCATTAAACTTAATACGTTCTATTTGTTCACGTTCTTCTTGTATCATTATTTGATCTCTGTATCTTGAGTATATTGATCCCAATAGGTAAATTTATCTTTGCCCATTAGCGTTTGTAAATGATGTGTCCATACGCCGGGATTAGTTTTACCCCACGTAATGTCATCAAGTTTAAGTGTAGCATTGTAGTTAAGTTGATTAATGTAGGGTAATTTAACACTAATCATAGGAACAAATCTAGCGTATTCGGAATATCCGCTTTCAATAACACCTTCGATGTGTTCTACACCAAAGTCTAAGCTAACCCAGTAGTCATTCTTTAAACATTCAAGAATAACATCATCCCAAGGCTTATATTCTTCATAGGTCATTGCTTGCGGATTAAAACTTTGACTAGTACCAAAGTAAATGTGACTACATTCATTTGCTTGAGCTTTTTCAAGTATTTCTTCTACAGGCGGAGTACCCACTACAAACAAAGTTTTCATACCATAACATATAGTATGCTCTACTTCATAACCTGTAAAATATACTACTTCCTGACGTTCTTCTGTGTTTAATCCCACTTAATGTATCCTCTACTGTAGCCTGCTGGTCTATTAACGCCATCTGCAAATGCAGATTGCCACTCTGTCTTTCTATTATACGACTTTGTCCAGAACTTGTCAACAGTTAATTGACCAGAAGCAACCCAATCACGTGCTAACACCATTGCTTCATAAAAGCGTGGTGTGCGTGGGCTCGGAAAACTAATAGTAACAGCTTTCCAAATCAATTGTCCAAATGTTTGATTAATATGTTTGTCTGTACCAATAATAATTAATCCATTATTTGCAACACAGTCACCTTGTAAGTAATCGGTGCGCTCAGTTAAATCAATAATAACATCATAAACACCAGTAATTTCTTGAGATAATTTACCCTGCCACAAGTCTTGATTACTGCGACCAATTACTGTAATGTCAAATTCTAAATGATTGATTAACAATGTATTATACGCTACCCACGCAAGGAATCCACTACCTAATATCAACAAGCGTCGACCTTCACCGGCACGTTCAGCAACATCACGTAAATTTTGATTTACTACATTGATGCCACAGGCAACTGGTTCTAATATGTATTTAGGTTCTGCGGTTGGTACTTGAACATATTCTCGTGCTCTAACGTTATACATATCAGCATACGCAGGTTCGCCACGTGTAGCAACATAATCGCCAACTTTCACATCAGTAATATTAGCACCAACATTAGTAACGTGACCTAACCCTTCGTGTCCGTGCATACTAATTGGCAGTGGCCCGAACTCGCCCTGCATCATATCGATATCACTACGACAAACACCTGTTAGTACAGCACGTACTTCGATATCATCTGCTGTAATTTCTGGCTTATCCCAGGCAATTTCACTAAATGTGCCTTCGCCATCTGTACATAATAATTTTACTCTCACGCAACTTCCTTTTTATTAACATGTTTCCAATAATGTAACATGCTGGTTAGTACAATTCCGATTAAAACTGCATACGCTAAGTTAAGTATAACAGTTAATATAGTCACTGTCAATATCAATATCATATCTTCTTTTGGCTGTGTTAATGTTAGGCTCTTCCAATTGAAAGTATGATAACAAACAACAAACATTACTCCAATTAGTGCCGCCATTGGTATATTCTCAATTACGACACTGGCAAATAAAATATAAGCAAGTATACATAATGATTGTACTATGCCAGCTAATCTATTAAAGCCGCCAGCTTCTAAGTTAATCACAGTTTGCCCAATCATTGCACATCCACCCATACCGCCAAATAATCCAGTTAGCAGATTACCTGCACCTTGTGCCATACTTTCTTTGTTTGGGTGGGTACTGCCGATTGGTTTGTGGTGATGTACATAATCATCAACTAGTTGTGCGGTTAGTAAGGTTTCTATTAGACCAATGGCCGCAAGTATAAATGAATATGGAGCAATGATAGCTAAGGTTGCCCATGTAAATGGTACATTAGGTATATGGAAACTAGGAAATTCTCCAGATATAGTTGCAATATCTTTAACATAATGTGTATCTAGATTGAAAGTTAATGCTACCGCAGTAGCTACAACAATTCCAAATAAACTAGCTGGCATACGTTTAATAAGTTTTGGAGCCGCAACTACTGCTATAACTGTTAATAATATCAGTCCTGCGGTTGTGTATAATTGAGGTCCTTGTAGCCATACTCCGTTTGTTTTAAGCTGATGAAACTGTGCTAGAAAAATAACAAGTGCAAGACCATTAACGAAACCAGTCATAACAGTCGAGCTAACTAATTTAATTAGTTTACCCATCTGCAGGTAACCAAATGCCAATTGTATTATACCCATTAGTACAATACTAGCAAATAGATATTCTACTCCGTGTGTAACTACTAGCGCAACGGAAACAACTGCTAGACTACCTGCACCACCGCTTATAAGCCCTGGCCTTCCACCAAACACTGCAGCCACTAATCCTAGTATAAATGCGGCATATAATCCAACCAATGGATTAACATGTGCTAGTAAAGCAAATGCCACTACCTCTGGCACCATGGCCAAACTAGTAGTGACACCTGCTAATGTATTTCTTAATAGGAAATTATTTGTTGATGTCAAACTTTTTCCACTACAGAATGTATCCATAAATCTAGTTCAAGTTGTTTTGCCCAAAAGCTATCATTACCTAGGTTATCTACTGCATCTGCAATCATTGCCTGGTATGCTTCTGCTGGACACAGACCTAGTTCAAAGCGTTCGGTTGAACCATCTACCATTTCAAACGTAATAGCACGTTCTTCGATACTAGTACTGCGCCAGTCAGCAATTAAATTCCATGTACGTTGCGGACCTTGAAATATAAACTTACATACATCGTCTACATCGTAGATGCCATCTGCTTTAACAGCACCGTATTCAGTGTCACTGACATCTTCTAAGCTATAACGTTGTTCTGCGCTGGCGCTAATAAGTGGAGTGGACTTGTATGAATAGTTAAGTGCTTGAAACAAACTTAGTAAGTGTGTCATTAAATCACGACTAACTCCACCGTAGGCTAGTTCTTTAGTGGTAAACCATGTGCCTGGTCCGGGCACGCGATTCTTGTTAATCCAAAATAAGTTAATAGTAACAGAATTACTAGCAAGTCTACGTAACTCTCGAATGTTCTCGCGCCATTGATTATTCTTAACCATCATAAAGCGTGTGTATGGAAATGCTTCGCAAATAGACTTCCATTCTAACCAAGTTTTAAATCCTGGTTTTTCTACAAACACAATCTTGGCATATGGCGCGACAGCTCTGGCAATAGGTTCATGTGTAAAGTTTGGAGTACAAATATGTACAGTATCAAAATATTCATGTGCCGCAACAGCATCTTCCACATTTGTGTACATTGCTTTACTTGGATCTAAGTCAACTGTTACAATCTCATGACCTAAGTTAGTCAATACTTCATTATATAAGTTACCAATACCCATACCTACGATTAAACTTTTCATTGTTGTGCCTTAAGTTTTGTTTTTGCTTCTACGATTTGACGTTTGATTATTAATTTTTCTAACTTCATTTTGCCTAGATGTACATCATCTAAATAATGAGTGTACCCGTCAGCAATTTGTTGTTTAATCACACGGTGTTTTTCTTCTAACTGTGCAATACGATGCGGCAATTTATCTGCATCCATGTTAATTCTTCCCTATATGTTGTTGAAATAATTTTACTAACCAAGGATACACTTTTCTCCAGTTAGTGTTGCGTCGATAGTCTGATTGTTCTAACATTATATACAATTTTTCAATTCGTGTCAAGTTAATTCCAGTACTACCTGCTTGATCCCTGATACCCATTAGGTAATTCCTTATCGATTGATGTTCGGGGAACATTGTTGGCATTAAGTCAATAGCACGATTAAAATCATCTCTAAATACATCTCCAAACATATCTATAAACATAAAATCAGGATCGTTAACACTGTTACCATACCAATATATTGGTCGTACTTCATTCCATTTGTTAATTTTTTCTAATAATACATATAAGGTTTTAATTGTTAGTGGAGTAATTGTACTACCAATTACTACATTAATCCATTCCTTGTCTAGTATGTAATTAAAATTCTTTTCCCATGTTTTTAAATTAAGTGGAAATCTAGCAAATTCAGCCTCGGGACCCCAACAGTCTAAACTGGCAGTGATCATTAATTTTTTAATATGGCCTTTATTAATTAATTGTTCTATTCTGTCAATTTTTGAAATTAATTTATCTGGTGTAACTGCTAAGTTTGAAAAAAAAGTTAATGTTAGTTCAGGCGCAGGTGTATCTTCGAGTACATCAAGTAATTGATCGAACTCATCTTGATATAGTGGTTCGCCGCCTAATATGTTTAATTGATAAAGTTCGTTTATGTTTATTTTTAACCAATCAAAACATTTTTGTTTGTTTGATTCATAATTTATATCAGTTACAAATGTTTTGTCGCCAAATCTTTTTAATTCATCATTCCATAAACTGCTGAAATATGGACCGCAATATGTACATTTTAGATTACAGGTATTATTAAAATATATTTCTAATATCTGAGGAGTAACTGTAGTAGTTATATTATTGGCTTGTAATTCTTTTGAAGGATCGAACTCCCACAGATCTAAATTTGTAATACGATCACTTATTCCGCCACTATCTTCTATATTTTTACAATATTCACATCCGCGATTCGGCCACTCTCCTGCAAGCATTTTTTCTCTATCTTTAATTTTTGAAGGAGTATTATGGAAATTAAACGTATTATAATCAAATTTATGATGATTAGTACGGTGACAACTTGCAGTTGTTCCGCTAGCTAGAAAGATAGTTGACCATACCCATTTTAATTGACACGCGGTTGCTGTATTAATAGGGAAAATTTTATTAGCCAACTATTCCTCCATCCCAGCTTCTAGGTTATTAAGATTTGTTTCGTCGAGTCCGCTATCATCTATATGATGTTCTTCTTCAACTTCGGGCGCCTCTACTTCTTCAAATAAATTACCAAATGTAGTACTGGTGTTCATGGTCTTCTTGCCAACTGCACCACGCGAACCTGGAATAGTCATCCAATATTGATTGTAATGTTCTATCATTGCTTCTGCATCTGCTCTGTTGTCGATTGCAAATATAGCATCAACAATGTCTCTAAAGTAGATTAAATCATATGCTCTGTGTGACTTTTTATCAGCAGTAATAGCTGATAACATAGCTGGGCGGATGCCCTGGTCATATTGACGATTAGCTTCTTGTACACTAGTCAAATGACTCCAGACATTGTGCCCCATTTGGATAGCATAAGCAAAGCTATCCCAAGAAGTTTTACCAACTTTGTTAATCTTATTAAGTGCAGGTAATGTAGTATAATGATCTTGATTAGTCACATCAAATGGTTCACCGTTTAATTCTGCAACAGTTTTACGTACACCATCGTGATATATACAAACATCGTTAATTTTAATACGTGCGCTAACTGGACTTTCTGTAAAAGATTTAAACTTACCATCTTGTAGCACAGCATCTCGGAAGCTACGTGTATCCAGTGCATACTTTTTATTGTCCACACTAGGAACCATACGATATACCCATTTCTTACCATCTTCAACTTCGGTCTGGGTATAAATCTGCCCGTTTGCACTAGCAAGGAATGGACTTGCACAGTCAAAACTAATTGTAAATTTAGGATTATGATACTTACGGACAGCACGTTGTATATCAGTTAACAAACAAGCCCACTCTAGTTTACTTGTGCCCAAGAAGTGCATCCAATCGTGCAACCCTTCTTCTAATAAACCATCGAAGCGTAATGCAACAAGTCTGCGCAATACTAGATGTACATCACACATGTTCTGTCCACCCATAGCCCAACCATTAAAATGCCGGCCTGGGTATTGTTTAGGATCACAATACTTCTTCATACGATCATACCAATCGTCTGCATCTGCGTGATTCTCGCCCTGTAATACGTTTAAAAACTTACAGTTACCGTTACGATTGTTAATAAACCAATCGTTATTAATATAAGTGCCTTGTACAGCTTCTTCGTATGTATTAATACCAGTTGCTTTGCGACCATTTGGACTACGAGCTACCCAAGCTGGGATATCTAAACACATACCATAGTCCATGTATGCATCCATCCAAGTAAGAACTAGTTCACGTTTCTTCTGTGCTTTAGGACAGTTAGGATTCTTCCAATCACCTTCCCAAACACCCTTACCGATCTGAAAACCACCCGAGTCACCTAAGATAAAACTACGGCTACGATCTCTATTACGCACCATATCTTCTTTTGGGCTAAACTTATTAACATCCAATTCTGCGTGACCTGCTGAATATAGACTCCAGTGATATGGAAAGTATGCCGCATCAGGGTTAAGCCAGTTTAAGCCCTCTATACCATTTTCAAAGTCCGCTGGCATCCGAGTAGAATCAACATATAATCCCTTTACAGGATCGGGGAAACGTTGCTTGCCTACGTAGGTAGCATAAAAACCTGATAGTGCAGGTAAAAAGACAGCATAGTCTTTTTGTTTACTGGTTAAATTATCTATTTCATGTGCCACTTTTTTCTTCCTCGTAGACCAACGCTTCTATCATCTTAAACTGTTCGTAAGCTGATTTAAGTGTTGGGTATTTCTCCATCTTAGCCTTAAGATCGCGATCTTCGTGCATTCTTTCCTGAGCCCAACGTATAGCTTCATCAGCAGTCCAGCTTAGACCAATACTAGCATTTTGACTAATGTTAATCCAACTAATACCATCAAACACCTCCATTTGTTGTGTCATGGTGTTGTAGCGCACAGTACCAGCACTCTGCCCGTTGTTGTTAATGTACGGAGTGCTGTATGCGCTACTAGTCAAATGCGGGCTAGTAATATCTAAATTTTTAATCATTTATTTGCTTTGTGCTGGTAAGATGTAGTTGTATGTTGCCATACCGCTGTCAACAGTGATTTGAGCCGCACCTTCATCACTGATACGGAATGTTTTATCGCCGGGCAAATTAAGAATACTAATAACTGCCGCAACTGGCCATGACCAACCTTTGGTTAATGTGCCTGCAACATCACTTTGGAATACAAAGTTACCAGCGTGACTACTATGATCACCAAAGAATAGTTTTAAGTCAGTGCCTTCTGTTTTAGCAGTAAACGTAGTTTCGTCACTGTTGGCACTTGCTTGGAATTTCAAACGTAAAATGTTAGCAACAGTTGGTTGGAATTCAACATTCCATCTAACACCTTTAAACTTAACTGTTTTAAGTTTATCGTTAACGATTTCAGAACTCATAAAACGATAGTCGTTTTTAAAGTCGCCTGCTTTGTTTTCAAAATGTAGGCCTACTGGGACTGATTCGCCATTGCGATCCTGTTTAGTTAATGAAATCTTAGCATCGTCTTTGTATTCTGGAATGTTAAGAATAGTGCTTAGTTTGCTTAAATTTGGCATACCAAATGTACCAACAAACTCTGGCACTGGATTGTTTACTTTTGCCTGTACAATAACACTACGATCCTCTGCAATTGCTTCGATGGTTGTTTCTGTATCTGTTCCTGTTATCTTAACTAAATCGATAATACCTAAGCCGTAAGTGTTTTTAACGATGTCTAATAAATGATCACGCATGTAGTTCTCCTAATAAAGTGTTATAATGTATTGTATATGATGTATTTAGAAAATGCAAGAGGTATGGTAAAATTATTTGTTAATTATTGAACCTAATACCTGGTGTGCTTTTGATGTAGCTAGTACTCCTGGTTTTCGAGCGTCTATTAACAATATACATTTCTGATTGATAGTATCGGAGATCAAGTCTTGTACTGCTGTAATCTCAAATCCAATATTGTTAAATAATTTTTGTATTACTAAATTAGCGGCATAATTAAAATACTTTTGTTCGACTAATGTACCGACTATACATGGATGTTTAATCTGTATAGTACATACTAAATTTCCGCCAGGCCGCAATAAGTTTAGAAACGCAGATAGATAATTATTGATAGAATTAATATTGAAAAAATTTAGAAAATCACAGCAGGCAATAACTCCGAATTGTTTCTGAGGCAAGGCAGAAAAAGTTTGATTCCTTACAGTATACAAACGTAAGCGTCGTTGATATTCTACAGAATAATTGATATTTATATCCGGTATTAAATTTTCTCTCGAATAAATTTGCCCGTCAACACCAATGGATTCGTGTTTTATGAGATATAACGGATCTGCAGCCACCATACAATCAACCCATTCTTTTGATAACGGATTAATTTGTAATCCAGGATAATGCCAGTCGCAATGACTTTTAATTTTAAATAATACCGTGTTTAATGTAGTGTCGTTGAATAAAATTTCACCAGGATATAAATATGTTTCTAAAAATAACTGTATAAATTCGTTAGACTCACACAAACTACTAATTTTATTCATTTCGATTAAATCTGTTAATTCTGTAGTTACAAGATCAATATCTTCTTCAATTTTTGAAATTAGTAGTTTTATCGAATTGATACTATCATTTACATTTACGCCATTTTTGTGCTTAAACGATTTAACACTTGTTGAAGTTAACCATTGTCTTTCTTTAGCTACTCGTTGACTTTCTTTAGCCAATCGTTGACTTTCTTTGGCTAACCATTGACTTTGCTTACGTAAGCCATTAAATTCGATAGTATTTTCTTTTAAGGTTCGCTGATATTTTTTTGCAACTGTGTGTAGTTTGCCTGTGTAAACAATATCAGAGTCTATAGAAAATGCGTCATTAAATTTCCCTGTATTAACCAGTTGAACCATCTGGTCTCGCAGCGAAATTAATTCATCTAATTTTTTCTGAACTTCATTCATTAGTCAAAACTAAACAATGCATCGAATGTAGTTTTAATGTCTGTGCTTTCTGTAATATTCCATTTAAGCACACCTAGTAAGTTTTCTACTTTTTGATCAACAATTGTCGATTCCATTAGGTCATTATCAAACGGTAAGTCCTTAAACCATTGCGGAATATGAGTGCCATCTGTTGGATAACCCACACTAGTAAACCCGATTGGATTATCTTTAAGTTTACACACAATAGTCTTCATGCCATCGACAATACTAATTGAATAGTTATCACCATGCATACGCTTTAAGTTATTCCAGTTCATGGCTGCACGTACATGTCCGGGCATGTTAGCACGACCTTCACGTTCTTCTGCTTTGGTAAACTTGGTTAGATTGTTTACACGTTTAGGTGTACCTTTCTCCCAAGCAGGTCTGTCTTGGAATGCTAGTTTAAACTCGCGTACCATGTCAATAATAGCAGTTTTATCTACACCAGTAAGTGCCGCTAGCAAAATCTCACTCAGGAAGTCTTGTACAACTTTGGGTGTATCACTACGTTTCAAATCCAAGCCCATAGCTTTAACTTTACCGGGCTTGCCATGTGTATCCATTCGTTTACCATCTAAGTCTGTAATCAGTACAGCATAGCGTTTCTTTTTAATAAACAAACCTTTACTTGCAACCAGCTCACGCCCGCCTTTAATTACACTGCCCATACTGCGTGGTACATGAAATCTACGTTCCATCATAGCAGGAAAGCTCTCATTGACCTGATCCGAAATGTCATCATATAACTTAATAGCAATACTAGGATTCCATTCCATATTACCTGCGGCAACTTCATCTTTGATCATTGGCCACGCACTAAAGTAACAGGAGTCGGTATCACCGTAGATAATAGCATCACCAGTGTGATCATACACACCTGTAATACATTCATTGATAAACGCATCCATATGTCGAGCGATAGTTCGACCAGTAAGTGTAGTTGACTGTCCAATACGCTTGTCAAAGAAACGACAGCCCGGATTAAGTAGGGCACCATACAAACTGTTCAAGTTAATCTTCTTAACCAACTGCCTCTTATCCCAGAACGCAATCTCTTCTGAGTCAGTGCATGAACGCATCTTGGCCTGCAGTTCTTTACGTTCAGCATACCAACGTTTTAGTAATCCTGGAACAACTGCTTCTTTCTCAAAGCTAAAGATAGTACCGTTGGCACTAAGTATCCATGGTTGATTACTATCGAATATCAACTTCCATACTTCTGCCGCACTGTGTACAGTACTTTCACCAGACGTTTCCCAATCAATGGTAAGTTCAACGCCTTCCTTGCCCTCCATAACCGCAGTATACTCTAAAGTAGCAAACAAGCCCTCCCAGGCATCGGCAAAACTTGACTTATTAGCCATCTTTTCATTGATGTAATGGTCTGTCATGATAGGACGTATCTGTCCGATAATTGACTCTGGACCCATGTTAAGCGCACGAATAGCACTTGGGTATAATGAGTTAATATCAACTGACCCAATCCAATCATGCATGCCTGCTTTTGGAGTAGCTACATAAGCACCAGCCGCTTGTGTATCACCCATGTCATCTCTATTCTTACGATTGGGAACAATTAAACCCTGTTGATGTGCTTCATTGATAATAGCCTGTTCTGTAACTGCTACAGCACCCATTGTTGTTTGTAGTAGCACTGTGTTATCGTGTGCTAGTTCGTTAGCGAGGTCTAAGAAGCGTAGTTTCTTATCTAGTTTGCCTAGTAACATAGTATCTTGGCGGTTATAGTCGATGAACTTAGGAAAGTCTTTGTTGTACAACTGATCCAATGTACCTTCATAGGCAACCTTACGCTCATCTAACTCATATTCACCAATAGCATCTAAACTATAACTATGACGTTCTTCATAGGTGTATTTACGGTATAGTTGCATATAGTCTAAATGCACCCTACCAATCAAGTCAAAAGTGATGTTTGCGGCACCAAAACGTTCAAATTCACGCTGTTTTGGGTACTGCCCCCATAGACAAAAGCGTCTAGTGTCATCTTTGCTTAACACACGTGTAACACGCCCAATAGTATATGGAATATCATAGCCTTCACTGTTCCAGCCACTTAGTACGTCTGCATCATCAATTAGATTAAGGAATGTATCCAACATGTCTGCTTCACGTTCGAACATAAAACAGTTTTCATATTGGTCACATATTTCTTGTGCAGTTTCCCAACTATAGCTTTTGGGCGGAATAACTAGTGTAACTAACTTGTCTAGCCAATCTAAGTACACTGATATGGCTGTGATTGGATTGAATGGATCACTTGTTGGCGCATACCCACGTGCTGGGTCAAAGTCTGTTTCAATATCCCAGAACGCAGTTTGTAGCTTAGGAGAATCGGCGCCGAGATAGTTATCTGATAAACAACGAAATACAGGATTGATATCGCTTTCCCAAATACGTTTGTTGCCATTAATGCGTAGTTCTTTGTGAAACTCTTTGCCGATGCGTGTACTAAAACGGCTTACAGGTGTATCGTAGATAGTACGATGTTTGCCTCTAGGGTCATCATAATAAAACACATAGTTTGCTGGATATTCTTTATATTCTCTGACACCGTTGTTGCGTTCAACGATATGGATACGATCTTTAGCACGATCGAATAGTGCGTCTACATAACTCATTTACTCTCCTGCCATTTATAGCTGGCTAACTTTTCTACATGCTCGTAATGTGAGCGAAACTATGTTAATAATAACTTAAAATAACCAAACAAGTCAATGATAAAAATGGTTGAACTTGTTAATAGTAAACCAAAACTTCCACGACTCCATGCTGAGTAAATGCTTATCGCTAAACAGCAAAAGAAAAGTGGATAGACTACTAAGAATGGTACATCGGGCACGGTTACAGCAAATGTAACAACAACGATGATATTCAAAAACCAATTAAAAGTTTCTAAACAAAGTCTTACAGGATGACTATGCCAATCACGTTTAATAAAATTAATTGTTTTATGGTAATCTATCATGGTCTGTTTCCATTAAAATTTACTCGTATGTCTTGAAGGTTTGCTTCAATTGTCTGCCTAAAATGATCAAGATCTTGTTGGCTAAATATTTCTCTTTCTGATTGATGATATACTTCTATTAACTCGTTAACATTAATAATCAAGTTATAATAGTTATAAGGTGATTTACCCTTAGACACATCAACCACAATACCAAAATCTTTCATTAGGCAATATGGATCTGAGAGTAAATCTTCGTAATACACATCAACTACCTGTTTAAACTTTGTTCTATCAATAACCTGATAAAACATTTTTTGATGTCGAAGACATTCTTTAAATTTTTGAGTGTCAATAATATATGGAGTTATGTGTTTATTTGTGTAACTAGTAAATTCATTAGTTACTTTTGCTAATTCTGTACTCAATACCGATTCAAACAGATTTTTTCTTTGACTTACTATAGCAATAAAATCTTCAGTTGGTGGTTTATATAACGGGTCATGGGTATGAACCACACCATCAGTGAATCCAAAATCTTGATCACTTCTTCTGCAAGTATTAACCTTTTTGCAAAGATTGTTGATAATCAAATGAGAACCTGTTCGACCAGCAGTATAAACCACAGCTGAAAATTTAGACATTAAAGTGTGCGGCCAACCGTTTCTAAAATATCAGTAACAGTTTCGTGATCTTGATTTGTCTCGCCAAATTTAGATTTTTGTGCAATTTTAATTGCTTTCTTAAGTAAGCCTGGTTTAATTTCTAATTCTTCTGCTACTGCTTTGATTGTATCGCTAAGGCCGGCACTTAAATCTTCTACTTCTTGCAGTACTTGTACGCCTTCGTTAACGATTTGAATAAGTTTTGCCTTTTGTTCAGCTGAAAACATTAATGCCATTGTGTCATTCCTTTAGTTAAAAATATAGTGTATATGAATTACTTATTAGAGTCAAGCGGTATGGTTAAGATATTCTACATTTCCGTAGAACTTTGGTAACTGTTGTGAATTCCAAGGCTAAATCATCGTAGATATCTTCTACAGGCCTAACTACAAACGCACGTGTAACATAAGCAGATTGACCCATTTCAGCATAGTAAGTGTCACTGGGCCAACGGCGCTTGTTCCATTCCATTGCGTTAATTAGTAAGCATTCATCACCTACATCTTTAAGCAATACTTTGCGTTGAGCTACTGGTAAGTTGGCACTGGCCATTAGTTTAATACCCACAGGTTCTGTATTAACCTGTGGTTTATCTAGGAAATGCGCAAATAAGTGTACAACGTATGCTTCAACATTATGTTCTAATGTAATTGAAAGTGCTGTTTCTGCTTCTTTAATAAGCTCATAGGATTCTTTAACGTAAGTTTC